AGACGTTCGTTGTCCTCTAGCATCTTTACGGTGGCTTCTTGCATATGCTCCGGATGCTTTTTGGTATTAAAGATGGCGTTGGGATTAACATAAGTTCCAGTTAATTCCTTGTGAATACGCATAGCCAAAGTGAGCTTACGACCCTTATACTTATTTTCGTCAATGCCCTCTTCAAGTCTTTTAGCAGACTTAACGGGATCATTCATATTGACGTCTTGGGTTAGATTTCCTTCTTCGGCCATCCCCTCAATCTTATCAATGTAGTCACTTACATTTTGAACCCTAGTAGATTCGTCCGCAGTAACACGAGTGTCGTCAGCGGCCGGTGCCTTTACATCAGTAATATCAGTTACTTCATTGACTTCGCCGAACTCTTGAGTGACTCCTTGCTGATTAGCGGCAGTCCTCTCCTCGTTAATTTGGGCTGCTTCGTCTACTTTTCTTCTATTAGTAAAGCCTCGCATTGTTTTGATAGCATTCGTAGCAGGAGCATTGGCATTAAATTTTAATGGATCTTTGCCCTCTCGAATATATTTCATTGCCGCCAAGTTTATTTCTTGCTGTACATCTTTAAACCTAGACGGCTGACTACGGGTGGCTCTAATAGCTGCGTTTTTAATTCTTGTTTTAATACGAGCTAATTGTTTAGCGTCTTCCTTCGTCCACTCCGGCACCGCCGCAATTTCAGCCTTGAGTTTCGCATCTTCTTCTGCCTGTCTTTCTGCTTCCTCTTTATCGGCTTCTGTCTTGGCTTTTTGTTGTTCCTCTAAATTAAATGCAGCGGCTTGCTTCTTCTTCTTTGCAGCAATCTTAGTATTCAGATCTTCCTGTGCGTCCTCTAAATAATAGATTCCACCCTTCTTATTCTTAAAATAAATCTCAGCAGTGGGGTTGTCTTTTAACGCCTGAGTAACCGTAGCTCTCCAAGATTTAATCTGATCATTGGTAGCATTGGACGGGCCTTTAGGCAACGGAGCAATATCCAACTCCGTCTCATTACCGTTCTCATCACGTATGTAAAGTTTATCCCTGTCTTTCCAAGCTGGTGCTTTCGCGGACTTCCTTTGAGCTTTCTTCGGTGTCTCGTGTTTGTAAGGAGTCTTACCAAGTCTGTCTAACGCGACCTCTATTTCTTCTTCCGTAAACTGATCTCGATTATCCAGTACAAACTGAGCAGCTTGATCTAACTGCTGATCCTTTTCAGACTTCTGTTCTTGCTCAACAAGTTTCTTCTCAACGGCTTCTTCAGATACTCCTAATCTTTCTTTCGCTGCCGCAACAATATCCGCCTCCCACTCACCGGGATTCTTGAGAACTTCTTGGGCAGCCAGATCCAACTTCTCGTCATTGGTTAATTCTTCCGTAGTTTCTGGAGGAGTTTCAGGAACAGTTTCTTCCTTTTCAAATTGCTCTGCTGCTGCTTGCTCTGCCTCATCCGCAACAGCCTCTTTAACTCTTTTAGGTTTTGTTTGCTTTGGTGCCTTCTTTGCATTTTCCAACTCCTGTAAACGTGCTGTGGCTTCTTGAATCTGTTGCATTAGCTGTACCGCTTCCTCCTCGGAAGCAATCACATCATGAATCTTAGAAGACCCAATAGGCTCTGCGTCACCCCTTCTTTGGGCTTCATCCGCCATCTGCATAAAAGACTTAGGTTGCTCCACTTTGGCCGAGAAAGGCTGAAGCGAACCAGTAGTTTTGGCTTTCTGTTTTTCACGTAGTTTTGCGATCTTAGCATCGAGTTCTGCTTTGTCGTCTAACTTAGCTTGCTCTTCGACCGACAAAGATGAGTCTGGTGTTCCGAAGTCTATCTCTTCTGCCACTTCAGCAGCTCTTTTATTGAGGACGGCTTGAGCAGCTTGCTTGAGAGTCATATTCTTTATGGCACCACCAGCACCAATTACACCACCAAATATAGCTCCGGCTGCTCCTTCTAATCCCATCTGCTGTAAAGTTTCAGGATCAGTAAGAGTATCCCATATAGCTTCTAATTCGGACTTACTTACATCTTGAGCCAGTATATTAGTAATTCTTTCCGGGAGAACCTGTAAAGCCTCCGTTGTACCTTCGGCAGCAGCGGCTTTCGCCATCTCTTGAAGTCGTCGTGCGACAGCAGAACGAAGATTAAATAATTTAGTAGCCTTCCCTAAACCAAATTGCTCTAAAGGATACTGTGCAATAGCATTAATAAAACCCATCTTGGTCGCTCTACGCAATGGTACACCTTTGGCTACGTTCTCTTCAATAGAACTACCCATGATCTGAGTTCCCATATAAGTTGCGCCTGCTGCGGGACTTTTAGTTAGTACGGTTAAAGCAGCAGCCACGCCCATATTCGGGGCGGCCATAACTAATTGATCAACAAACCCCATATCTTCTATGACTTTGGGATTAGCTTTGAGCCAATCAGAATCAATAGCCGCTTCCACAACCTTACGATATTTCTTGTCCTCTTCCGCAGACGGTTTGACTCCGGGAGTAGGCACCGTTGTAAACTGTTGATCAGGATGATAGAAAGGTTTTGGTTCTTCGTACTCCCCAATGCCCGTCGCTCGTTTGATATTATTCCATATATTTGAAGCGTACTCCCCTATGGTGTCTGGTGTTTTAGCTGTAGTTTGTACGGGAACTGGTTGACCTGTGTTGTCAATGGGAACACGCATCGTACTTTCAGGAACTTCATACTGTTCTAAACCACCACGAACAGTTTGTAGTCCGTGCCTTGCCATGCTCTTACCCGTCTCTTTAAGCACCGGCCCAAGTGTGGCGTCATCCGTAAAATCAAATTCCGAATCGGCCAAGGCACCAGAAACCAGCATGGATAATGTTCCGCCTGTCTGTCTTTTTCTATCTTTCTTGCGTTTCTTAATGACCTCTTTAGACTCATTAGCTAGATCAGCAATACTTCCCATTACATACCCCCAGTTACAAATTTAGAATTACGACGATCAGGTGTATACGGTTTCATAAACTCATCTCCAGATTCCTCTCGCCATTGTTGTTCAAATTCATACGAAGCAAACTTTTCTAAAGCTGCTTTTATTCTATCTCGTTTACTAAAGCCCTTGGATAAGGATTGTAGATTCTTTAAGCGACGAGATAACATTTCGGCTCGTTTTGTCCACCCAACCGTATCTTTATTATTACCATTGTCTTTGGCTTCTTGAGCCGATGCCTGTGCTATTGCCAGATCATCAGAGTATCGTTCTGCGACTTTCGTTAAGGCTTTCGCTGTTACTTGTTTGTTACTTAGAATATATGGTATATTATCTACATCATCTTTCCAAGACAAATGAGTCTTTCTGTAGAATTCCAAAGCCGCTTGTTTCGACAGTAGATTCTGTTTCGGATTACCTTTAAACTTAGTTTGAGAATACAAAGTAGCTAGTTTTCCTAGATTCTGTTTAATCGGAGTCCCTATCTGATCCACAATCTTAGCGGCCATACCTGTAGCTTTTATGTCCTCATTGAAATTAGTCATCTGACCCGGAGTTAAATCCTTTTCGGGAGACTCTTTGGCCGGAGCAGAATGCGTTAATCCTAAATCAGCCAAAGAAGATTTTGTTCTGATAGTTTGTCCATTCATAGTCAGAATTAAGTCGCCGGTTGTTAAATCGCGAGTCACCAATGGGCCGGGTTCGTTGGTTCCTTTAACATAAGTTTTTATTTGTCTTAGGCCATCAGCAGATATAGCATCTGGTTTAGTCATCTGTTTAGTAATAATCTCTACATTCTCTCGATGGTGGGCAGCTTGTTTTTCCGCAACAGCAGCTTGGTTTGTTTGTCCCATATCCAGTAACATAGTGGCTCTATTTTGGGCTTCGTCTGCTTCTTCTTGATGGTAATTTAACTGTCCTTGCGGAGTGAAAAACGCCTCATGTTGCTTAATCTGTTTCTCAAGAACTTTAATTTCTCGATTCGCAATAGCAACATCCTTCATGTGTTTACCTTTATGTTTATTCTTAGTAGAAGCAACGAAGGATTTAAGTTCTTTGTGCTTGCCTCTCAAGGCTTCTATGTTTTTCTGAACCACTCTATTACGATCATCATATTTAGCTGCAAGCGTGGCTAAGCCCGGATAGATTTTAGTTAAATCATTAGCTGAAATAAGTACGGGATTTCCATTTTTATCAACAGGAATGTTATTCTGTATGTCCGCAATCTTAGGATTATTCTGATTTAGATACGAAATTAATTCTTGTTTACCATTCTCAAGTAAATCATTACCAGCCAATGCACTAAGGTCTACCTGTCTCGGCGTACTTCTATCTCGAATCTTACGTGCTTCGTCTCGAACCTTAACTAATTCATTCTTAGTTTTCTCAAGATTTTGTTTATGCATGGCGGTTCGTTCTGCCGCTGCAACTTCTGCTCTAGCATCTGTATTCTCGGCTATCTGTTGGGCATGTTGCTGATTCTCAAAGTTCATTACGTCGATTACAGAATTACGATCATTCCGTATTTTATTCTGTTTCTGTGTCTCTTTGAACTGTTTATCCGCCAATAGGTAATTTTTTTCTGCGTTTTCCAGATCGGCCCGTAACCTAGTGACTGCTCGTTGTTCGCCACGCTTGGATAACTCTAAGTTATGCATTGCCATTTCTTTATTGAACTGCTGCAACTCCAACTGGCTTTGGAGTCGGGTATTCTCCCGTTCTTGCTGAGCCGCAGCAGCTTGATGTTTAGCATCCCATTGTTGGGAGTCTAATAAAAGTCTATTAAACTCCCTAAATCCTTCTCTCAATGGTTCGTATATTGTCATGTTATACTCCCTCTATTACAGGATTCGCCATCCACAATTGTTTCCGTTTCTTCTTTTCCTCGTCGGTTAATCCTGCTTCTATTAAGTTCGACAGTATTCCGGAATTAATTGCTCGTGTTCCGGTAGCCATCCTCTGAAGATCACTCATCGGATCTTCCTGACCCGCCGATGAACTAAATAAATCAGCTTGCGGGCTAGTCGGAGGACTAGTAGCTCCAGCACCAGTATCATCGTCACCCGGTGGGATAGTAATGGGTGGTATTCCACCTTGATCTTCTATTTTATTAGTAATTACCTCTAAAGCCCCTCCGGGAGTAAATACTTCATATGTGGGAGGGCCATCAGGTGGAGGCATCTCCAACCCACCGCCGGTATTAGTTTTCTCTTCGAGATCCTCTAACGTTAACGGAGGAGGTGCAATTCCAGAAGTTACAATCGGATCTCTAACTCCGGGAATACGATTAGGCTGACCGTTCTCGTCCACAGTACTTATACCCGTTGCAACTTGAGCCAAAGTTTCTTCAGGAGATACGTCTTTTTCCTTAATTAACTCCTCAAATGGGCTTCCAATAGGATCAGGTCTGTACTCCCGATCTTCTGGAGTAGTACCACCTAAATATGGGCCGCTTAAATCTTCAATGGAAAGATTCGTAGGTTGAAGCGCATTATCTATAACCGTCGGAAGACCGCTAGAATCTATACCTGTTACGTTTTCAATAGGATCTGTCCTATAGGCAGGTTGATCAAAAGGAGCACTTTCAGGATAATCCCTGTATTCCCTGTCTTCGGCTGGCGTTTCGGCCAAATAAGGCCCACCTAATTCCTCTATGGACGGTGGTGTAAGGGCTTGATCAACATTAGTACTCAAACCACTTGGCGCAGTACCAGTAACATTCTGAATGGCATTTGGAACGGGTTCCCCCATAATAGGAGCTTGGATAGCAGTGGGAGAATATTCCGGTACGGGATCTGGAGTCGTTAGATAAGGCCCACCTAATTCTTCAATCGTAGGTAATGGAAGCGGTTCAACGCCCCCAGTTACAGTTTCTACATCCGGAATATTAATATTTTCTATTGGTTCCTGCACCACGCCCATTGGCCCAGTAGGAGCCTGCGCTAAATTCTCTTGTTCGTGGGTGAAATTATAATCACCGCCTTGAATTAACTGACCTTCGTCCATAGTAAAATCTTGAATGCCAGCGCCTATACCATATCCAGTATCAGTATTAGCTAATCTAGCTAAATCAGTTTTTGTTGTGGGAATAGTAGCCCCTTCTTGTGCTAATCCAATATCTCCGGGGGCGGCCCCAACTTCTAATGCGGAAGGAGCAATATCACCCGGCTCTGCGCTTGTCGTAGTTCCAGATTCCTTTAATGTATCTCCGGTAGACATATCACCAATTCCAATACTGTTCATTATGTTTTCACCGGCTTGTTTGAAACCCTCTCCAACTCTATCCATGAATCCTAACTCTTCGCCTGCGGCATCAACCGGAACAGGACTTACAGCAGGTGTCGTTTCCATTCCAAGGGCACCTTTAGCTTCATTTAATACAGCACCACCGGCAGAGCCAGCTACGTTAGTTCCAACATTAATTGCGGCATCCTTTAGAGTACCACTTAATGATACATCTTCACCTTGTAATGCAGAAATACCTGCATTTCCTACTGTTTTAACTAAACCTTCTCCAATATCTCCTGCGATAGTACCGGGTACACCGCCAATACCACTTTCCAAACCAGTCCCAATACCTCTAGCAAGAGTACCTACGGCACTTTGTCCGGCACCAACTGCTGCATTCTGAAGTATTTCGCCTAAACTACCCTCTCCTGCTGCAACACCTTGAAGCGCATTGTATGCTCCTCCAACGCCCATACCAGCCAATAAAGGACTACTTGCTCCGGCCGTGGCTGCCGTAATAACGCCACCTACTACCTTTGGTAGTATCTGTCCACCAACCACATCTGCCCAAGAATTTGAAGGTTCGTGATTAAGAGCTACATTTTGTCCGTGGCTACTTGTGTTTTGAAGCATTTTCAAAGAGTGGCCTAGATTATCCACATGAACAGGATTATTCAGATCTACCGTTTCATAAACATCTGGATTCAAAGCAGCTAAATTAGATACAATAGCACCCTCAGTTCCAAGTTCCCTCTGCAAGGCGGTCTGTTGAGCCATCTCTTGACGTTGTTGCCGATTGACAAAATCCTGTGCATTTCCGCCACTAGCCATGGATGCCATTAATTCCCCACCAGTTTGACGAGAACGAGAGGCATTTAAAGCCTTATTAGTCTGTTCCTCTGTTAATCCTAATTTAGAAGCAATTCCGCGTACTTCTTCTATTTGTTGAGCTTTGGCTGGATCGTTTATGTCTATTCTATTTACATGAGAAGTCTGATCTCCAATCAACCCCGCAGCTTTCGCTACGGCTACGTTTTCTGCCCCAACATGAAAACCATCGCGACCAAACCCCCCTTTGCCTTGGGATTGAGATAGTGTCGTTTTCATATTTTGCGCTTGCGACACTAGTTCATTGGCTTCTCTGCCTCTACTCTGCGTGACCTTTTGTGCGGCACTTTTGGCCGCATGTTGCTGTTCTAATTCTTCACGACTTAATCTATTTGGATTAGCCGGATTGGCGCTAGTATTAGAAACCGGAGTAGTTGCATTTGGTAGTGCTGTGTTTGCTTGTTGCGCTGCTTGTTCTTGGGAGGTTCCTTTCTCTCTGGCACTAAAATACTCCTCCATTTGCTGACCGTATTGGCCCGTAGTCCAACTATGTTTTTTACCACTATTTTTAGCAGCAGTAGCCCTAGGAATAATAGTTTTTTCAATCATACTAGAATTAATTCCTAGAGATTTACCAAATTCCCTAACCTGATCTTCGAAACTTCCCGGTCTTTTATAACTCGGAGCTTGCGGTGTGGGCGTAGTTTTAGGTTCCGGCTCAGTCGAACCAGATGCAAGTTGCGATTTTATAGGAGATCCGGGAACAGATAAGCCTCTCTTTTCCATTTCTGGAGCAGCGCCTCTTAAAAATGCTGCTCGTTCAGAAGCGTCTACTTTTCCGTCTGCCATGAAGTGTTTAGTCCAGTAGTCAAGACCACCAGCACCACCTTCACGTTTTAAAATATCTCTATATAGAGCTTCAACTTGCTTTCGTGTTTCTTGCTGTCTGGCGGCTTCTGCGGCCATTTCTTTTGCTCGTTGTCGTCTGGATGCTCTACTCATTAGCTAAAATATCCTCCTAATCCGCCAGATATAAGACCTGTCAATCCGCTATACAAACCTTGCCCCGGTTTGCTTGCCAACAGACCCATTAAAGCCCCACTTCCAGCGCCAAATAAACTCTTCTTAGTTTTACCACCACCGACTAATTTACCAACCCCATATCCTGTGAGTCCGGAAGAAATAGCCCCACCAATATTAAAATCACTAAACATATTACTTCTGGCTGGGGGGTTCGCACTCCCTAGTTTACCCATGGATACTTTATTCAAGGCTTTACTTCCGCCACTTAAAGCATCGCCTATTGTCTTGCCTCCGAAGTCACTCATTCCCATTGTAAGACCTAATTTAGCAGCCTCCATACCCATGCCTCGTTCTGCCGCATCCTCTTCCATCTTACGTCTTTTATTCATTAAACGTAACTGTTGGTTCTGAAAATTAGTATCTCTCTGGATAATAGCTTTCTGCTGTTTCTGTGCTAACGAAGCAGGCAGTCTTGCTATTTTCGACTGGAGAATAGCATGAGCCGGGTTGGAAGATCGACCTCTATTTTCAGTTACTTTTCTCATTTGTTGTGCCATAGTATCCTCCAGTGTTATTTAAAGTTAGGGATACCACCATATCGAGCTAAGTCTTGAAGTCTGTATGTGTTGGTATCTCTATCTATTTCTATGTTACGTAATATTCGTCTTTGTTGTTCAGCCAATGCTTCCGTGGCTTTTGCTCGTCTTCGACCTTCCACAGTGGAATACAAAGCTCCAGCAGCACCTATACCTAATTCCCAAGGTAGCTGTTTCTTGGCGGTCTTTAAATCTTTCTTCGCCATATTAAGATTCGCCATTCTTCCACGATGAGCTAAATCCGATCTTTGTTTGGTTTGCTGAATATCTCGAAACTGCTGTCTACGTGCGAGATCTTGATCTGCAAACTTAGCCTGTACAGCAAATTCATTTGGCCTTTGACCTCTCATGGAGGCTTTAGCCAAGTGTCGTTGCATAGCTCTTTGATACATTGGCTGATTCAAAAACCCCATATTATCCCTCCTTATTGGAAAGTTGACCGATTAGGGCCGTAGTAAAGCCTGTCATATTAAACTGCGTAATCTTATTTCCTATTTCTTGCTGAATAAAAGCATTCACAGTTTCCTGAATAATCTGATGGACTTTCTCTAACTCAATCATTTCTTTCTTGGTTTCTTTAATCTCTTTACTCATTGTAATATCCCCCTTTGTTTATTAGTTTCCATTTGCAATTGCATTCCAATACAGAATTGCAATTAATCCCAAGTCTTTACATTGCGTTTCCGTCCACGGATCGTCGGAATCGGCTATCGTTTCTACTCTGTTCTTCAGTTTAATCAACTGATTTTCGGTTAAGTTCTGCCAATCCTCAATATGGTCTTTACGCGATTTGAAGTGTTGAATCATAAGTTGCTTCCAGTGATTTAATAGATCGGAAGCCGTCAACACCTCTGCTTGTGCTGTGAGTTCGTCTAACTTATTTTGTACGTTAAATACAGACATATATTATTCTCCTATTAAATTTAATTGACTTATTTAGCTACCCAACCCGTGTTACCCGTGCCAGACTCTTTAACATACATAGATGTTGACGTTCCACCGTCCGCCCTTAAAAAAATGCTGCCAACCGGGGCCGAAACTACCGAATTAGGCGAACCATTGCCGGATACAATAACAGCCCCGGAATTCATCGCTATTCCCCTTTTATCATTTACAACGGTTGTTTCAATACATTTCAGGTTGTTATAATACAGTTCAACGTCAGCACCTTCATGGCATCGAACATGCGGGTAGTTGCTTGTATCTATAATTTCAAAATACTTGCTACTTTGATAATGTTTTAGTTTGACATTACCGTCTGTACCAACCCACATAGCCGCTTGAAACGTTGGGCTTGTTGTATTATATAGGTTAAATCCGCCCGGATCGCGTGTTTCAAAAGCCTTTACACCTGCATAATACAATTCTGCTTCTCCGTCCGGGTCGCCAATAAATATAGAATCGGTATTTGACCCGCTATCGGTTCCAAGTATCTTGACCGGCGCGCTAACCGTTAAATTGTGCCAAGTGGCATCACCGGAAGATTGATTGTAAATTTGGCAATGATAAGACGTACCGCCCCGCGTAACCCTAATACCGGATGAAATAGTATCCATCGTTCTGTTGCCATCATAGTATAGTTCCGCCGCCCCATCGGGATCGCCTTTAAATATAGTTTTGCTCGCACCACTTGCGTTTTCACATTTTATAGAAAATGGGTTGCCGTGATCATAACTATATATTTCAAAGCCGCTACCGCTACTTTGTAAAGCCATTGTATTACTATTTGATAAAACTTGAATGCCTAAAGAGTTTGTTTGAAACATTTTAGTACCGGCATAATATAGTTCCGCCTCCCCGTCGGGGTCGGCTTTAAACATATATTTCCCGCTTCCGCTTGCGTTCTCGCCTTGTATTGATACGGGTAAACCATGCGCCCCGGAATAAATACGCGTATCGGTACTATCGGCAACTATATGAGTTTGTGAACCAGACCCGTCATATAAGGAAATGCCACCCGCTCTCGTTTCAAAAACCTTAGTACCCGCGTAATACAATTCCACCGCATCATCGGGGTCGCCTACTACTATATATTTTGCATCACCACTTGCGTTTTCACCGCTTAACTGAACACCACCACCGTGCGTATAGTTTTGCAGAATTGCTACTGTACCGCTATGATATAAATACAGATTGTCGGACGCGTCGCTATCATAAACCAATAGGCCAGACCCGGCGGTTTCACACTTTTTCGTCCCATTATAATACAGTTCTGTCGCCCCATCAGGGTTGCCTTGAAATAAAGTACTTTGCCCCGTGGCCGCTTTTTCGGCGACAAGAGATACCAAACCGCCCGCTTCATTATTATCAATGACTAAATTATCACCGCTAAAGCGTAATTTAGCCGCTGTTGCCGTGCCGTCGGTTATAGCCACTCCGTCTGATGCAGTACTGAAAATCGCAGTATTGTCATAATATAAATCTACCGACCCGTCGTCGGTAAATACCGCCAACGTTTCTCCAGATCCGCTGAGCGTTACAGTCCCCCCAGTAATCTGAAAACCAGTTGAGTCGGTAATTACTCCGTCGGTTATTACCGTATCCCCAACAGTGAAGTCCACCGTTACATCACAACTACCAGTAATAGATATACCGCCCGTTACGGTCTCAAACTTCTTGGAGTTTGCATAATATAGATCCACACTACCAGCGGGATCAAGAACCATAAGAGTAGCGTCACCACTGTTCTCACCTTTAATTGTAATCGTACCTGTGTCGTAGGTATTGTCAATAGTTAGATTACCCGAACTCTGAGAAAAATTAACCTTATTGGTAGTCCCGGCTTCATAGAGGGATAGACCAACAAGATTAGCCCCAAGCATTAACCATCGTTTATTCCCAGCATTAGCATCGGGTTGCATTACCGTAGGTATGACTTGCGTACCGGGTGGACTTGTCGAGGCATAGTCTGAATCAAGCCAGAATACCCCTATTTTATCTGTACTATCTAAAGCGAAAGCTCCATCTAAATCCGACAAGTTTCCGCCATCAATATTATCAAGAAAACCATCAGAGCCACCACTGACCCCAATAGCTCCGAAGAACTTATTAGACATTTCCTATACCTCTCTTTTGTTTAGACGAAGTTTGAATTTCATATTTTGGTATTTGAATTTTCAATGCTGGTTTCTTCTTAAATGGTAGAGTGCCATTTAACTGCTGTAACCATTCATTATCCTGATTCATATTATCGTCTGAACTGTTTTCAATTTCGGAGTTATTTATATTTCCAGCTATCATTATTGCGTAGCCTGATCTCCTTTCCGTTCTATTCTGTATCTGATACCCCAAGCAATTGGTCTAAAACCTCTAGGTACGTTTGTGGTCGTAATAACAAACTCGAAACAATGACCCCAACCCGTACGGTTTTCATCGGTCACAATATTAATAATTCGCTTAGCCCCAATATCTTGGTTAACGTTAATTGATACAATTGATGTTGCTGCCCACTCTACTCCTGCGTTTCCGTTAACTGCCATAGCTGCGGTTGTGTCTTCAAAAGAAACCTTTACACCGGTTAAATCATCCGTATCAACAAATGTGATACCACTACCAATTAACTCCTCGGTGTCTCCATAGTAATAAATATCAAGATAGTTTTGTGCCGATACTTCTTCGAATTTATGGGTTAACAATTTAAATTTTCGTATGGTAGTCTCGTCCCAAATATTACTACTTGGAAAGAAGTCTCCGGTCTTAACCCGCTGGGTGATTCCAGTACCGGCCCAACTAGTTCCATTTTCTAAATAAAGCATCACACCACTGGCGGTTCCGCCATAGTTTCTTCTCTGTCCCGATTCGTCTATGACCTCCCATGCAGATTGCGGGAAACTAGCCGTACCTGTTCTCTTTTCATACCATTTACGTCTCAACAGATCATAAACTAACCATTTATTGACTGTAGTCTGTCCGGATGAAGACGGAATCAAGAGATTATATTCTTTGTAGACGTTGTCAATCCATCCCCTACATTTATCTATGGCACTCCAATTTATGTATTCATCATTATTAGGATCAAAGAAATTCTCTAATCCACGAATGGAACTAATAGAAGCACCATCAAACATAACCGGCCCGGAAGCCGACATCCAAATGGCAATATTTCTTGTGACACCTTCGGTGGGTTTTGAACTGGTGTTAACCTCTCCCGTAGCCAACGTTAATGGAGCAGGACATCCAATTGTTTTAGATACTTCGTAAATAACAAACTCATCCGGAGTATCACCAACTAATAAATATGTTTCCGAATCTTTAAGAACCAGCAATAAACTCAACAAGTTAGATCCGAATCTGTTGTAGAGTGCCTTACCTGCGGTTATCTTTTCTTTACCACCAAAATATAATGATTGATCTCCGTTGTTTGAACTGTCTGCTCCGTTGAATACGTCGGGAGCATTGGCAGCCGAAAAGTCCATTCTATTGCCTTCATTACTAATTGAAGGAGCGCAAAGCATTAATCTCGTACCGTAATTAATACTGAAATCGTAGGCTTTCACGTCTTTTAGGGCCGGAATGCCAGTACAAAGATCAATATATACGTCAGACGACGTAGGAGGCACGACATTAGTACCTACTTTTATCTGATACGCATACCCGAATGTGTTGAATAAAGTCCTAGGTTTTTCAGTTGTAGTGGGAATCCAGCTAATTAATCCGGACTGTTCGAACCCCGGCCCCGTACCCGCACTTGTGCCGTCTACCTGCACCCCAACGGCTTGGTATGCAGAACCGTCCCAATACTTAACCGTAATAGCAGAACCAGCAGCGGCTTCATTGATTAATGCCCCAAGCATTTGCATACGAATACCAGCCATTTGTTCAGTAAACATAACTATTATTTCACCTGTGGTTTCCAACGATGTTAGTTTCCCACCAACAGGATTATCTTCGTCCGACGCCACGTTAACAGGTGCGGTGTAATCAATATATGCCGTGTCAGAACTGGTATTTTTTAATTGGAACTGTACGGGCTGCCGATAAACACCATCCCATACATTTTCGACATTTTGCAAAGCAGTATCAACAGAAATATTATAAATATCAGCCGTAGCCCCTGCACCGGATATTTGAATAAGATACGCATACAAGTATAAATCTTCATAATGTTTAAGTTTAACTGTGGTTTTCGTGTGATCAAAATAATACCATCCACTACTAGAGAGTCCGGATGTTTTGTCGCCTCCACTATAATCCGAAACAGCCGCCCACGACGATCCATTCCAATATTTAATTGTAAGTGTTCCGCCGGTAGAACCGCCATTAATATAAAATTTAATACCTTGAATTGGTCGAGTTGTCATTAACACCGCATAATCTTTTCCTGCGGTAGAGATTGTCATGGTTTCCGTAGTAATGTTACTGGTTAATTCTTCTGTGTAATCAACAGGATTAGTCGGATTCCAAGGCGACGAAGATCCATCATCATCTGCTGAAAATACAGCGGCGGGGGATTGCTCATCCCCACCAAATATCATAGCCTCTCTGCCGTTACAATAGGCCATGTTTCCTTGGGGAGCATCGCTAAATCTACCCGTGAGTCCGTTTGCAGAATCTTGATAATAAGAATGAGCACTAGTATCTAAGCGATTCGTGGCATCAAACTCTCCCGTACTTCCTATATCGTTTCTATTTACGCGCAGTCTTCCTATTGTGTCGTTGTCTGCGTGGACAAAATTATAGGTCTTTTGTGTTCTGTCCGATCTTAATTGATGACCATTTGCTATATTATCGTAAGTAGCCAATGGCGTACCGTTAATAGCCGTATACCCGTTAACTCCTTCTAGACCAGAATCCTTATATCGCAGGTTTTCAAGTTTAGCATAGTTTTGAGGGCCGATCAAAGAGGGGTCTACGTCAGGTATCCATCGGCCATCAAATCTAAATTGTAAATCTTTCCAAGGATTATCTGGTACTTGAGGTAATTTTGTTTCAATCTTAGGCACCAGTTCCTCCCTTCTGCGGAACTCTAAAACTACCTACAGAATCTACTTCCCTTACGTGCTTATCCGTTCTTTCAAAATTAAGATCATTATAGAACTGAGACATCATGGAAGTCGCTTCTGCAAACTTTTGATCTTTTAATTTAGCTCGGGCTATCGCATAGTATATCGGTAAATGTTGATATTCATCCGCTAAATCTGTTATGTCGTCCGTTTCCGTGGCGTATAATAAGGTTATTTTAGCGCCAGCCGCAACTATGGTTGCGTTTGCCACAGGCCAAACGTATATATTTCTATTATGTAAACAGTAGTATTTAGGCGCACCACTGGTAAAAGTTTTAACGTTCCCCAATTGTCTAGGATGAATCTTAATTAACCCTTTATAATTTGTAGACCCATCATTGTAGATTGCCGCATAAGGTTCGATCACGTTTGCAATCCAAGTTTCATCACTAGAAGTGTATGATAATTGATTCGCAACAAGAGGACTAATATCATCCTCCGCCTCAACCATTAGAGTTTTAGAGGCAACGATTTTAGTACCTTCCTGTAGCCAATATGTAATTTCTGCATCTGTCCAAAACTGCGGACTCGTCTCATTTAGGACACCCCTAACCTGAGTTATTGCATTTGCTAAAGTTATTGCCATAATTAAAACTCCTGATAATTATAAGGTTTTGGAATAAAACCCCTTTGTATTTCTTCCTGCATAGCCCTACCTTTAAACATCTGTGTGATAGCACTATCAATAGAAGTCAGTCCCTTCTTTCTGCCCCTGCCTAATAGAACCAACATCTCCCTAAAGAATTCATTGAATCTATCGCTGTAGGGCATATTATCGGTCAGGGCGAGAGCCGCTGTCTTCTTGTCGTAGTATATATTTAAATCAGTGTGGGCAGCATCGCAGTCTTGAGGGAATAATATATAATTATTCGACAAGGCCCAAATTGTTGGTTCGGCTTCCCCACTTCTGAATTGTCTTGTGTACCTCATGTAGTTCAAGGATACCTGTTCCAATCTGGACGATCCAATCCACACAGATCTAATCCTAGTCCAAAGACCGGAATTAAGACCAGAAATATCCACATAATTCTGACTTGCTACAGTGTTGATTGAAGTTTCCTCCGCTTCCACTAAGTCAGAAGAAAGGGCCGATAGTTGGGAATCCATCAGCCCTATTAATCTATTGAGGTAGTTTAGCAATTCAACATCGTCATATTCGATACCAACACCAACCCCATCTACGTAATCCATGAGGTCATAACGTGCGCTATCAATTATGTTTTGTGCTGTCTCTGCCATTTATACCTCCTATTATTACGGTCTGTAAACCAACATCCAAAATTCCACAACACCACCAGCACCCGAAGCCGTCAAAGTCAGAGCATCAACGGTATCAGAAGTAGCGATGTACACCGGATGTAAAATACCTCTAGTGCAAGCCGGTAAACTGGTATCATTAGCCACCAGACCATCCATCAGCATGTCAACATCTCCACCAGTAAAACCAAGATCAATTACACAAGCGCCCGTAGTAGCCGTAATAACATTACCACCAGCCGCTATAATAACATCTCCCGGAGCCACATCGAAAACCTGAAACGTATCGTTGGCCGCCAGAGCCGTTCCGGTCGTTGTGGCAATTGCGTCGAAATCCACTCGACATTTACGCATGTGAAGAACACCCCTTCCGGGTTTCTTCGTGGGATCGTGATTCACTACGTTCTGTTTAGACGCAGCTAAGTTTGCTCTTGTAAATGCAGTTGCCATAATTTATTCCTTTCTTATTTTATTAACTAATAATTGCGTGTCCGTAGAACCTAATAATAAACTGTCCTGCTGTATAAGTTCCTTCATTTGCGGCAGTATCGCCTTCTGTCAGATAGATGTAATCGTTAGCCGTAAATCCGCAGGTTTCTAAAACATCTACAGATCCAGCAGTTACAGTACCCTGATCGAACTCCGAAGCACCAGCCGCACCATCGTATTCAAGTGCATCACTCGAATTAAAAGCAATATCAATATCCGCAGTAATGTTGGTTCCGGCAGGGAGTTCTAAACACATTCTTTCCATTCGATAAACGATACCATAAGTACTCGTAACATACCGCCCAATATAAGCCGCACCGCCAGCACCCAATCCGATAACATCATCGGCAGCCGTACCTTTGGCTTTTAGGCCCGTAAGGTCAATATGAATCTCTGTAATAATATGACCGCCTACCGTACCGTGATAAGTTCTTGGTGCGAAAGCAGTCCCAATAGCACCGGGGCCATGTTCAGCAGTCGCCAGTGTGCCGGGAATAGTAGTGATTGCTTGCGTACCGTTTATAGTTCCAGTTGCTACTAAGTCTCCGCCAAGATTTAGAATACCGCCGGAATCTAAAATAGCGGTTTTGCCGGATGTATTATTAGTGGCTGTTGCTCCAGCCAACGCATTAATCTCTGCGGTTGTGGCCGTAACACCATCCATCTTATTTAGTTCTGAGGCTGTTGCTGTAACCAACGTCGGTTTATTTCCAAAACCCTTCTTACTTCCGTGAGCCGTCGGCAAATACAACTTTTTAACTCTCACTTTGTTAAAACTTGCCATCCCATTTCTCCTTATAGCTGCATATTACGTCTGTCATATCTGGTTGTTGTTGTCTACAAACTTTAGGTCTATTTTCATAAATAGAACAACCTTCTTTTGTGATATATTGACATGAACAAGGAACCACAAACAAATAAACCCTATCATCCTCTAACATATCTAAACCAAAGTTTTTGTAGAATTCTATATAATCTTTATCAAACTTTCCTACGGGAATCGTAAGATAATGACAACATACCTGACAGTCTATACAACTTTTCATTATGTTGTTTGATCCGCGCCTTTAATCATAAAAGGCTCAAAGTAGTTTCTGTCATACATACCCAACATCAAACTTAGATCTTTAGGCTCCATTCCGTTAGCCTTGGCATAATCCAAAGCCAAATGCCTAAATTCCGTAGTCTTTTCAGGGTTGATCCCTTTAGTCGCATACGCCTGCGCGATTGCCATTTCTTCTTTAATCTCATTAATATCACCTTCATGGTATTTCTGGTAGTCTTCAAACATCGGAACGCCACCATTAATTTCCAAGTAGGTTTCGTCTCCGTTTGCAAATGCATATTTCTGCCATTCTTTTCGAACCCAAGCCTTGACATAATCAGGCTGTTTACTGGATAGAATAGCAGGATTTTCAAAACGAGTTTCAATGATGTCATCTAGTTCTTGAACTTCCGGAGTGACACCCCAAAATCCAGAATTACCGAATTTCATTTCAAATTCTGTACAAGCCCGTTTTAAAATCACATTAACATCCGGGGAGATCATATCACTAACGGCTTCACGCACCGCAGTATAACATTCTCTACCTTCTTCTAAACTATCATTATAAAAATACCCACCGTAATGTCTCGGTGTGTAGTTACGCACTTCAATACCGCATTTAGATGGACGGTTCATTATGCGTTCTAGTTCCTCAAGTTTAACCAACTCCACAATAGTCCTAGGCATAACGACAACTTTCCAGCATTGCATACATCTTGGAGGAATATAACCAAATTTCTCAAACTTAATCGTATGGTCAATCCCACATCTCTTAGAGCAAGCCTGTTTAACATGAATCCACGGAGTACGATACCCATGAGACTTCTTCATGCCAATCATGCCAGAATCAGTTTTAATGTAATACCCTCTGCCCAACATATCTTCCACGTTGGAGATCACATCGAGTTTATTCCATTCGGCGGCTTTACCGCCCCATTGTCTTACTTTCTCTACATACGGTCTTGTATTGTCAATCATAATTCCCCCTATAAAAGTGAGGGGGCAGAGCGCACCCCACCCCCATTTTAGTATTATTCAGGCATGTAATCGCAATCAGCGACAACCTCAAACACACCATCAGCAGTCACGCCACCGCTGGAGGCACTAGACCCACCAGTAGAAGCGATAATACCCATGGTGATATACCCGCCGTAACCACTAAACAGCGGCAGTACGGGAGCGTTGGTGTCAGACTGAGACACATCCCAAGTCTGCGGAGTAGAAGCCGAACCACTAAACATCGTGGACGGAATAGCCGCAGTACTGTTAGTCAGAGCATGGTCGGCCAGAGCATCAGGATCAGCCGTACCATAAGAACCGGAGGCATTTTTCTTAAAATAAACACCAACGCCCAAAGTCGCCGAAGCAACCGAACCATAAGAGGAGGCCGTCGGGGTTAAAGAAAAATTAGTAGTTCCCGGTACTTTTACCAGCCGCAGATTCCGAATAGAAACGCGAGCCGGTACTTCAAGAATACGAAAGGTGTTAGCAACGTTCAAAACCGCCAGAGCATTAGTCGGCATGTCCGCATCGTCCCAATCAATCCGGTTTCGAAGGGTGAACCCACCCTGCCGGGGAGTGGACTTGGGGCTTGCGCCCGGATACGTAGTACTCGACGCTTTGCTGTCGGTCAGGTCATAAGTCGTTCCACCAGTAGTAGTATATTTAGCCATTGTTATAAATCCTTTGGAGAGTTACGATCTCTCAGTTTTTATTTGCCGGGGGAACGGCACCTTACGATGAATGCCTATTAACCCCGGACTTGGAATAGTCAACGACTATTTATTACACGTTATGAGAAGCAGCATAGGAGGTAATAACCATCTTACCATAATCCTTGCTGTTGAACAGGGTAGACTTTATACCGAAGATACTACCAACAGAGATGGCCTTCTCATTACCAAAGTCATCAGTCTGTTCATACCAAGACATGATATTGTCTTTACCCATGCGCTCTTTCTCGATTCCGTCATAGGCCGAACCAAGAGCGAACACACCAGCCTGAGCGCCCAAGAACAGGTTACGCCGCACAGTACTAGCCGCAGCACCGTCAAAGACAGGCAGATAGGTAGATTCCATTAGGATACATCCATTATAAACACCCAAGGCACCCGTAAAGATCGGGTTCTTCAGGCCGCGTTTATTCGCATACATCTGGATCGTGGGCCAATCGGTGTAAGCACTATTAGCAACGTCCAAACGAACATCGGTCACGCTATAAGGATGAAGGATGACAACATAATATTCCCCACCTTCGATCTGAGCCGGTCGAATAGGCGGAGTCAGAGTCTTAGCAGCTTCTTTCGCATAGTCAATGTCAGCTAACTGAATCTGATCGTTGTTTCCAAGGGAAGCCTCGTCAGTAGCGATGACACCAGTAGAGGCCACATCACCAGAGATGATGTAATGGTCGCTATCCGGATCTGTCGGGGTATTACCGGCGAAACTAAACGTGGTTTTACCACACAGATAATTGAACAGATAGGTATCAAACTTACCGGCGAACCAATCAGCCAGATTACCTTTAGCATCCATTCTCATGTCGTGCAGCGTTCTCTGCTGAGACATCCTACGGAAAGCATGGGCGTTCCGAAGCTGGTCAATTGCAACGGTATCTTGGTAGTATACCAGAGCTTCTTCATTGTCCCGCATACGGTTATCGCCGGTCACGCCTTCTCCGGTCATCTGCATCAGCAGCTCATATTTAATGGTATCACCAGCAGATTTCTCCAGTTCAGTCAGTCTCTGGATGATCGCTCGTTTACCAGAACCCATCAGCTTATTAGCCATCGTGGGTTTCAGAGCCTCCCGCATCGTCACGGTAGACCAAAGTTTTACAGTTTGGGCATCATTAGTACCCTGTAAGTTATTGAAATCGTTTAAGATATTCACTCCCATTACTGAGAGGCACGGACTATATCATCAGTTTCCTGTGGGGCGCTCGTGTCGGTCTTATTGGTAGACTCCTCAACCGTTAGTCTCTGAACCTTCGTAGATACTTTTATGTCATTCTCTAAGCTTGGCTGCTGATTGCCCTCAACATTACTTGGTCGGGTTTCCAGCAATTCACCCCATTGTTTTCTAATATTCGTAGCGTCTTTTCCCCTATAATTCAACCCTCGCATTATTTCAGCAAGACGTTCTCGTATAGGTTCAAGAGGGTCAACCTGTCCTGGTTTTCCCCTAAGCAATGAATGATAATAACCCGCAAGTAAAGCACACTCAGCCTGTGCTTTTTTGGATATAAGCATAGGATATAATAATTTTATCATATCTACGGCAGCATTATAATACACACTCATAACATAAGAATCGTCTGTATTTTTGCCCCTATGTGTTCTATGTTCTATATTCCATTTAGTCGGGAAATTGTTCTGGACCCATTCTATTAGTACCGGGTCATTATTACAAAAACGTAAACAAACTCTATAATAATATTTATTACGTCTCTTATCATACCCATTGCGAGTATACATTATTGAACCTTCACCATCTACTAATCCTGCGAAATAAGCTAACTTCTCTTTATCATTCATAGCTTATCTCCTTAGACATATTAGGCTTTCTCATCTAATGAAAAAGCAGTAACAGCCATTTTATTTCTCCTTTACATATTTTGCTTTGTCTAATGCCATCCCATTTAAATTGTTATTCCCGACCAACCTGTTTCATTAGAACTTCAATTTGGTCGTCAGTCAGATCCATAATGTCCTGACTTGATAAACTACCTACCCTCTCTAGGATAGATACCTGTCCAGCTTTAGCATTCGCTTGATTTCCAAGGGTGGATGGCTTATTTAAAACCTTTTGAAATCTACTGTCCACTTTATCCTTGGGCAAGTTGCTTGAGGTAGAATCCATTGAATCCGCTATATTATTCATTGCGCGTCTAAAGTGTGCTTGTGAATCTTCAGCCGTCACTACGTCAACAATGTCA